ATCTGCAGTAAACCATATTGATATTACAAATGCTGCAACAGGATCAGGACCAGAGATTGGTGCAGTTGGAGATGATTCTAATATTAACTTAGAATTAAGACCAAAAGGAACTGGTGAAGTACAAATTGGTACAGGATCTGCAACAGCAACTCTTACTTCAAGTGGTGCTTATGATTTAACTTTAGATACAAATGGTGGAACAAACTCAGGTACAATTACAATTACAGATGGTGCTAACGGAGCAATCACCGCAACACCAAACGGAACTGGTGAAGTAGTTGTTGGTGGTAATACTAATCCAGGTACTCTTGTTCTTAACTGTGAATCCAATTCACACGGAATTAAACTACAATCACCTGCGCATAGCGCATCCCAAAGCTACACACTAAAATTTCCCACTGGAAATGTTACAGCGGATAGATTTTTAAAAGTTGCAAGTGTCACTGGTTCGGGAACAACAGGTGTTGGTCAGTTATCTTTTGCTGAGGTATCAGGTGGTACTTCATGGCAAGCAGTTAAAACATCTAATTTTACAGCTTCAGCTGGTGAAGGATATTTTGTAAATACTACAAGTGGTGCAATAACTATGACTTTACCTGCAGGGTCAATAGGTGATGAAGTTGTATTTATTGATTACGCAGGAACTTTTGATACTTATACTTTTACCATTGCTGCAGATGGTTCAGAAAAAATTGCAGGATCGACAGCAGACTTGACAGTTTCAACAGAAAGGGCAGGAAACACTTTAGTATATTCAGATTCTACACAGGGCTGGCTGCTAAAGAATAAATAATCATGGCTACGTATAAAGAAAGTGTTGGGACGACAGTCGTCAACTTTGCTGGTAATAATCCAGGCGCCGTAGAAGGTCAGTTATGGTACGATAGCACTAATAAAGATTTTAAATATCAATATCCAAATGTAACATCAGCTGGTTCTTGGAGAACTTCTGGAAATTTAAATACTGGAAGAGCGGCTTCAGGCGCAGCAGGAATATATACTGCAGCATTACTTTTTGGAGGAAATACTTCAAACCCTTACGCTAGAAACGAAACAGAAACTTGGGATGGAACTACTTGGACTGAAGTAAATAATTTAAATACTGGAAGACATAAACTAGGAGGCACTGGAGTTCAAACTTCAGCTGTAGCTATCTCAGGAGATGATACATCTACTTATTATGGTATCACAGAAATTTGGAATGGAACTAATTGGACAGAAACAACAGATTTAAATACTACTAGATCCTATGTTGGAGCAGCAGGAGCATCTAATACTTCAGCTTTGGCTGCTGGAGGTTTTTCCACTCCACCAGCAACTAGATACAACAATACAGAATTATGGAATGGATCTAATTGGACAGAGGTAAACAACTTAAATCAAGCAAGAAACGATTTTGGTGGAAGTAATGGTACGCAAACATCAGCGTTAGTTTATGGAGGAACAGGAGATCCTCCTGATTATGCTTTAACAGAATCTTGGAATGGAACTAACTGGACTGAAGTAAATGATTTAAATGCTACTGCAACTGCTGGAGGAGGAGCTGGAGCAGACAGCACTTCAGCTTTACAATTTGGTGGAAATCCTAGACCAGGAATTGGTGTTAATACAGAATTATGGAATGGAACTAATTGGACAGAAACATCAAACTTACCAACAGCTGTATCAAATAATACAGGAACAGGAACTGCAACCAATGCTTTAAATATGGGTGGGTCTACACCAAGTATTACAGCAGCTACTAATGAATGGACAGGTGCAGGTGCCGCGGTCGGTGCTTGGACTACAGGTGGTGCTCTGAACTCTGGAAGAGAAACTATGGGTAGTGCACAGTATGGAACTAACACAGCAGCTTTAGGTTTTGGTGGAAACACTCCCTCTATTCCTCCATCTCCAGTAGGTTTAGCACTTACAGAATCTTATGATGGAACTAGTTGGACAGAAGTAAATGACTTAAATACAGCAAGAAGACATATGTCTGGATTTGGTACATATACATCTGCAATAGCTAATGGTGGTTGGAGCGGACCCCCTGCTTATTATGCTAACACAGAACTTTGGAACGGTACGAACTGGACTGAAGTAAATGACTTAAACACAGCGAGAAGATATTTAGCAAACAGTGGAGTTGACAACACATCAGGATTAGCTTTTGGTGGATATGTTCCAGGCACAGAAGATGTTACAGTTACAGAAGTATGGAATGGCACAAATTGGACTGAAGTTAATGACATGAATAACAAAAGAAATAATTTAGCAGGATCTGGCACAGCTACTTCAGCTTTAGCTATGTCTGGTTTTAGAAATGCTCCACCAGATGATAATACTTTTAGAGCAGAATGTGAATCTTGGAATGGAACAAATTGGACTGAAGTAAATGATGTAAATAGTGCAAGATGGGGAGGAGCTGCAGGTGGTACTGATAATACTAATTCTTTATTTTTTGGTGGCGCAACACCCGCCCCACAACCAGCAGGTCAAGCAGCTTCTACTTTAACAGAAGAGTGGAATGGTGCCTCTTGGTCAGAAGTTGCAGATTTAAATACTGGTAGATGGGCTTTAGGTGGGGCTGGAGCAAGTAACACTAATTGTATAGCTTTTTCAGGATATGATGGAACTACTCCAACATCAGCAACAGAAGAGTGGAATGTTCCATCAAATGTGATAAAAACTTTAACGGATTAATAAAAGGAGGAAACTATGAGAACATATCAATACTGTGTAGCAGAAAACTGGGGAAAGGGTTTCATCGATCACGTTGAATCTCAAAGAATCACGTTTA